TCCTGCCGCCCCCCGAGTCCCCAAAGTCCCCTATTTTAACCCAAATATTCTCTCTTTATTTTTATTTAACACCTTCTGCCAAATATTCTCCTGCCCCCGCCCTCTTTAACCCTATAAAGCAACCCTTTACTTTATTCTTTTTCTTTTCTTTGTTATAGTCAATACCAAGTGTCCTCATCTCACTTATCGTCTTCTTCAAGTCTGTATTCGCTATATTTAATAGTTCCATAAATTCTGTTTTACTCACTACATCTTCGGGGTTGTGTGTAATGTCATAATATTCCTCAAATGTATTCTTAAACTCGTTCAGTATGTCTGCTGTGTCTTGTGTCTCCGCCGTTACTTCGGGAGGAACGAAGAATGGTTTTAACTCGGGTTTGGTAAGCATCTCAAATACAGCATTCTTCATAATAGGACAGGCAAACATTTTCTCTGCCCCATCTTTCCTTACAAACCTACGATTCGCCCAGTCGTCTTCTTCTATATCAACGAATTGAGACCTAAAATACAAATTCACTATTCTCCGCAAAATTGCCGAGTCCATTTTAATATTTGGGTCACCATTACTGCTGGTGATCCATTTTGCCTGTAATGGAACATCTACACTTGTCCCATACATTACCTCTATCGGCACTTTTGTCCCGTCTATGACGTCCTTCATATATTCTGCGTCCAACTTCTTCTTATTGTCCAGTTCTTCTATGTAGGCAAAGCGAATTGGTTTGTTGTAAAGGTGTATCATCTCCTTGTGCCTTTTGGCGTTTCCCTCATTAAATATATTACTTGACAGTTTTTTTGTGTAGAACTCAAAACACATATCCATCATTTTAAATGTGTGCGATTTACCATTCGCCGCACTATACCCAATAAGGTTAATATATTTTTGTGCCGAAGTGTCACCACTCAAAGAGAGAGCAAGGTAGGAGAGCAGACACCGCCTTCTAACGTCGCTCGGTTCTATTTTACGGAAACACACATCCAGTTCCTCCCTTGCTTCTTCTGTAATTATTTCAGGATCATAACTCCACGACAAATACATAGAGACGAAGTCGTCTTTGGTTCTTGGGCGGAACGTATTGGTATTGAGTTCATAGACTCCATTTTGGAAATGGACGTTATTCTTTTGCTCCTCGCCCGTGTCAAATACTATCTCATCTCTTAGAGTCGCCATACAAGTTTTAATTGCGGACAACACATTATTTAACGTATTTACACTTTCTATTTTTTTCTTTGCTCCTTTGATTTCGTCAATATCTTTTAATAATTGAGTTTCTTCCTCTGTATTACCTTCGCCTTCTATTTCGTTCAACTTCTTGTCCTTTTCCAGAATAAATGCGTCATAATATTTTTTCATAGTGTCACCAAAGTGCTGTTTTACAATATGTCCCTTTCTGTCCAAATTCCACTCATTTTCAGTATATAAGTATAATTGGTCTTCTTGATAGAATATGTTGTCACCAATAATGTCCAAATATATTCTCGCCAAACCCATATCAGTTTGAACCAAATCGCCTGTTTTAGAGTTAAGGTAAAATTCCAAATATTTTTTTTCGTCACTCAACTTAGCGTAATGTATAAGAGTTCCCATTTTACAACCATTTTTATTTGTTTTGCTGTTCCATAATTTAGTAGAGGCAAACCATACGTCATAAGTTTCCTCGTCATAATGGGACGATTTTTTAGCGAGTTCTTTAACGTCTTCTATAGTAAAACCACAATTTTTCATCGCCCATACAATACGACGGAAATTTTCCATACTGTCTAGGATTTTGGTGTTAATCAAATTAATGACGTCTTTCGCAAAATAAGTTTTTGTTTTTTCCTCCGTTGAGTATTCCTTCTTCTTGCTTACCACCTTCTTTTTTGGAGGAGGTTCAGGAGGATAAACCCAGTCATAAAATTCTTGCGGCATCTCAATATCTAATCTTTTCTCATTATCAAGCAGTCTGTATTTAACACCGTATTCGGTTTCCGTCCCGTGACCGTATGCTAACGCATTATCACAACGGACATCAATATGTTTCTCCGTATTCTCCCTCGTCGGTTGGAGAGCATTATACTTACAATAAATATGGTAACCTTTCCCCGTCCTGAGTGTGTATGCTTTTTTTAGTTGTGGGTATTTTTCAATACAATCGTGGTATGTTTGTTCTGTATCAAAATCAAACACGGTTATATTATTTATTTTACCAGTAAGAACACAAATGACTTTATGGGAAGGGTTAAACATTTCAGCATATTTTTCTGGCGAGAAGAGTTCTTCGGTCACCTTGTCCTTCCACCCGCCCTTTGGGAAGTATTCTACTTTTTTTTTCCACTCTCCCTCCGCGTTCCGGTAGCGAGTCATACGAGCACAGGAGAACTTTACAAAAGACGGCAACTCACTTGCCTCCACTTCTTCTGCCTCGTTCAAATCATTTTTTTTCTTGCTAACCACCTTCAACTTCTTCTTAGGTTTTTGCTCTTTCTTTACAGGGGAGGACATATTGCTTCCCTTGACTTCTTCCGCATTTTCCAAATCAATTTTTTTTTTCTCGCTTGTTACAGGGGACGACATATTGCTTCCCTTGACTTCTTCCACATATTCCGTTCCAATTTTTTCAACAATAGGGGACGCCATCATTTATATATATTCTCATTACATTTCTTTATTTCAATTTTGTTGTAAATTAAAATAAATACATAATTTAATTTTTGCTCCTAAATTAAATTACCTTCTCATACCTCTTACAAAAGTCATTACCAAAAAGTCCATCTCAATATCGTTCTTTAATTTTATGGCGTCAAACGTCCAGCGAATTTTATTCTCGGCGGCGAATGCGTCCTCACCATCAAACCAGTCGCTAAAAAAATTAAGTTCTTTTATGTAAGGGTATATTGGGCGTTGATATAAAATTATTTTATTTATGAGGGCAGGATCTAAACTGGGCAAGTCCATATATAAATACTCACTAAAATAAAAGTCCCCCAGTCCCCGAAGTCCCCCTATATCTCAAAACCCTTATTTTTATTGGGGGGGACTGAGTCGCCATATTGTTTTAAAAGGGTTTTGTATATTAGGGGGACTTCGGGGACTCGGGGACTTTGTAATCCGTTAAAATAAATTACAATTTATAGGACAAACATCGCCGCTTTACCAGCAGCAGTCGCACCCTTACGGGCAACCTTCGCCCCCATCTTCGCCGCACCTTTGGTGTTCTTCGCCGCCTTAAAACCAGTCTTCGCCAATTTCTTGGTGAGTTTCGCCGCTTTCATTCCCTTGCCCTGCTTCACCGCCTTCTTGAGTTTCTTCGCCTGACGCTTTCCACGCTGAACGAGTTTCCCCGCTTTGTCCGCTTTTTTGCTGCCTGAACTGATTTGCTTGAAGATATTCGTCATTATATATTTTAGAGAGAAAATGTTAATTACTCATTTTCATTTTTGTCTATTATTAATTCGTTATAGTTACGGAAGAACCTAAAATCACTTCCCTTGCGTAATGAGGTGTCTATCAGCAAAAAATCATACCTCCCCTTATATGCCGCCGCCATTAATTCGTCTGCGTCTTTCTTCGGCATCATCATAAACTCCTCTTGTATTGTATTTATTTCTCTCATCGTCTTAGGTTTAAATAAAAAAATCATAGAAGCGTTACTTCGCAGGGCAGGGGATAAATCCGTTGATTTATGGGCAACTACAATAATGGATAGATTTTTATGGCGACGATTCTTAATAATTTGATTGAGTCTTTTTTCGTTTTCACGAGTTCTTAATTGACTACTCACATCGTCTAGGATTAATAAATTATGTAAGTTGTCCTCCACCGCATCTTCTCCAATATCGTCTAAAACTTCAAATACCTCTTCATTAAGTTCGGTAAATTTCTGATCGTCTGCTATTTTTTCAAACGGACTATTCTTAATTGTATCCGCAGAAGGACTAACGAAAATAACCTTATTGAACATCTTACGGTAAGAGAGTTTGTGTTTTCTATCTTTGGAGAACTTGTTACTGCGGATAAGGTTAATAATTAAATTGGACTTTCCTGAACCACTCGCACCTGAAATGATGTAAAAAAAACTTGTATTCATTAAGGGTTCTGCTATACTCACTCCTTTTTTATTACATATAATTTTGTCACACGACATCTCTACCTTGTTAATATTGAGTTCTGTGTTTTCTATTTCGGTAATCTTCATATAAAATGGGGGGAGATAAAAAATAATTATTATACAAATATCATAGATGGTCGTTCCTGTTGTGGAGAAGGTGCTGGGGTCGGTGCTGGTGTTGGGAGTTTCACTCGTTTTGTATATTTACGCTTTGGTTTGGTCTCCGCAGGAACTACCTTCTCCGCCTTTTCTTTCATAAGTGCTTTATACTGCCGCATCGTTAAAGGTTTATCATCTTCTTCTACTGGCGGTGCTGGTTTTACTGGTTCTCCAGCGTGTAACGTCGTATCCATTTTGACTTCCGCCTTTTTTGCTTTTGCCGCCAACATTCTAGCGGTTGCCGCTTTCTGTGCCTCAGTTCTTTCTTTTTTAACTGCTGCTTTTTTAGGAGGAGGTCTTTTAATTTGTATTACTTCTTCACTATCAGTATCGCTGTCAGTATCGCTCTCACTTTCCATAATCTCAACTACTTGTTCTTTATAGGATAGTTTCTCAACTGGTTTTCTTACTACTTTTTTTTTCGGCATTATATATATAATGGATATTATAAAA